ATGGAGTCATACAGCGTACCGGCGCGTATCTGGGAGTATTGCCAAGCGCAGATGGATACCAAGGTCGCACTAACAGATGAGGATTTACACAGATGGTAGGTAAAGTCACCACAATCCAGAAGATGAGCGCGAGCCGTCTTCCAAATATCATGGGGTTCAGCCCATGGTCCACACCAAACGATGAGCTAGATCAAACGATCCGCGCTCGCAAAGAAGGCGTGCATCACTATGAGATCAAGATCGGTGAGGCAGCAGACTGGGGCAATGAATTTGAGGATCAGATCCTGCGCACTGCTTCACGGCGCCTCGGGCTGAAGAAACTGAAGCTCGACTATCCAGAGGCTTACGTTTACAAGGACATACTCCAGGCGTCCTTAGATGGCGGCGCAATCGCTGATGGCCTGGTGATCAACACCGACGTGGCGAATAACATATATGTTATGAACCCAGAAGGTACGATCACCCTGGAAGGCAAAGGTGTCTTGGAAGCCAAGCTCACCCGCGTCGCCCCAAAGGACGTTCCTGATGCCTACCGTGGGCCAATTCAGTTGCAAGGTCAGATGCTTTGCACCGGCGCACAGTGGGGTGTGATCGCAACACTGTATCAAGGCGTCGAGTTGTACATTTATGTGTACAAAGCAAACCCAGAGATGCAACAAAAAATTGTCATGGCTTGCTCTGACTTTGAACGCCGTGTGCGTGATGAGGATTGGTATCCGGCCATGAGCGCAGCAGAAGCAGCTGACATGAAAGGCGACGCGCCTGAGAATGTTGAGATGGATGCTGACCAGGAGCTGCAAGAAAAGGTTGAGCGGTTAGCACATTTGCGAACCGAGCTGAAGGCCTATGAAGCACTGGTCACTGACCTACAGCTCGACATCATGAACGACATGAAAGAGAAGAACGCAAACATCTGTAACGCGGGACGTTACAAGATCACCTGGCCTGTGCGTCGCATCAAAGCAAAGCCGGCGCAAACCAAAGAGATCCCTGCTGTTGAAGAGCATTGGGAAAGAGCTAAGACCCTGAAGGTGGAGGAGCTATGAGCAAATTTATTTTATTGGAAGGCAACTATTTGACCCGCGTTGATAACATCGAGTTCTGTGTGGGCAGCTTGGAAAGCGATTGCTACTGCGATGAAAATGGAGAAACCAAGCAATGGTTCTGTGAGCTAACAAAAATTAAGCTCAAGCAATTACCTGATAATTATATTTATTACCACGTTTTCAAGGATTTTTTGCAAGCGATTGAAGAAGGTATGAAGTCGGATGATCCGATTATCAAGCCGCGAGTCGCAACGAAAGACGACTGGTACTAGGAGGTAATTATGATTGGTTTTTGGCCGACGCCATGCTTGTCCAGACACTATAAGTATGAGGTGCCAATGAGAGAGTATTATCTTGAGGAGTCATTGTGCGGGGTTCGCGGGCCAGCTTATGCAAATCGATTTTATCTAAGGTTAGATGGATGGCCGAGCTGTTTAAATGACCCAGAAAGATTTTATGGCACATGGGAGGAAAATATGGATTGCAGAAAAAAGAGTGCGACTGTGTCAGTAGGCAATTTCGTATGACCAGGCAACAAATCGAGGTGATCGTCGCCATGTACAAAGAGGACGTGTCCTACTCTGAGATCGCCAAGGTGATCGATAAGAGTGAACACACTGTGAAGCATTGGGTGCGTAACAATCGTGGCGAGTATGGCCTGCACAGGCGTCGCTCAGTAAAGCTCACTCAAGGTGTACTGTCTGAGGCGCTGTGGTCTGACAGCAAATGGAACGTCAAGCTAGGCGTTGAGTTTATTAGTAGGAGGTGGGCATGAGCGGAGATCACGACAAGTATCACGGCGCTGCGGAAGTGCCAAAGCATAAGTGGGTTGGGCTGACTCAAGAAGAGTTACAAGACTTGTGCGTTAAAAGTTATCACACAGATAGTGCAGGCGAAACCTACTTTAATCGGGGTTATTTTGCCGATGCTATTGAAGCCAAGCTAAAGGAGAAAAACACATGAAGATCACGATTGAGATTGAAGGCAAGCCGGATGACTTCCAGGAGTTGTTTGTGCCGTCAGATAAACAGACTGAGTTCATGGCGATGACTTACGACGCGTACACAGAGGCACTCAAAAAATTCATCTGGGACAACATCGACCCACATCAATTCATTAGGGGGAAGAATGACTGAGAAAGAAAGAAAGGCGCTCGACTTCATGCGCCAGTACATCGATGACAAAGGCTATGCACCAAACTTTGTCGAGATCATGGAGGCATCGGGTGAACGCTCAAAGCAGGGCGTCACCAATCTCATCAACAAACTTGCGCAGGGAGGATACATCTCTCGCGTACCTGGAGTCGCTCGATCCATTCGTGTACTCCAGTCCAGCCCGATGGTAGACTGAGAGCACTAGCAACTCTCTCACCCCCTTGCTAGTTTCCCTCATGGCCCCCTTCGGGGGGCTTTTTTATCAAGCGCATCTGAATCTTTGACTGCTTTTCCTGATCAAACCTTGCACCCTTGCGTCGGTTGGCTGCCTTGGTCAGCACCTGGCAGTTGTGCCTGGTAGATAATCCGCACACCTTTTCGTGGACCAGCGGAATAATATGATCAACCTCGTGCTTCACACCGCTGTCGATTGTGCGGATCTGAGCTTCTAGCTTCATGCGTTTGATGGCTTGATTGTCAGCCTCAGTCGCCACACGTCTGGCTAGCTTCTCTTGCTTGCGACGCTTCCTGAGTTGGCCGTCCCACTTGGTTTTGTTCCGCTGATAGTAGCGCCTTGATGCTTCTCGCTTGCGCTCTCTGTACGCCTCGTCGCCGTAGTCAATCCAGTAGTCTTCTTCGACTGTGCGTCGTCGGTTGCGAGCGTAGGCACACTGACGACACGCTCGACTGCTAGCGAATCGCTCGCAGACGTGTCCGTGTTTACAGGGTTTGCCGGTGTAGTAGTAGGTCAGGCCAAGGCGGAGCGCCTCTGTGTGAGTCGATGGGTACTTTGATTTCTCCATCGACCCGCTCCATCAGTATGACCAGACCGTCGGTCGGGGCCAGCCTTCATCTTTGGTTAAATCATCCAGATGTATGAACCGCGCAGAACCCTTCTGGTTGACGCCTATCCCACTGAATCCATGACCAAGTGCAGCGCAAAGAAACTTGTAAGCGTCTTCGCCACTAACGGCCACGTCTACTGCGCGGCCCGATTCGTGGGTTCCGGGCGACTTGCCTTGAGCTATCTTCTTCGCTTCTATCGGATGAGCCGGGCAGCGGTAGGCACTGGTCACCGTCATCGGCTGTCCCCAGTCGGCTCGTAGGTTTGTCAGCTTCTCCATAAATTCGCTGTGCATACCGTCCTGCCCGCACCCACACTGGCATCGCATCTCATCCTGAGTGAAGTAAGGGGATGACCAAGTCATTAATCACCTTTCTTCTTTTTAGCGAATGGCCCCTTGCCAGCTTTCATTTGTGCGTACACTTTTGAGTTAATAGTGCTTTTGCTTTTAGGCCGAGACTTGCCCATTGCTTTACGCTTATTCATGTTTTCATACAGACTCATTTTGATTTCCTCTTATCCATAAATCCTTCGACTGCGCCCCCGGCAAAATAAAATGACAAAATTACCAACATCGAGTAGTTGATGGAAAATTGCTCCATGACCTTGGTCACTGCGTCCGGGTCACCCTTACCAGCGATGGTCATCCCAAGAACTAAAACATAAGTTAACAAAAATGTGAACCCGAACATTAACGCTAGGTAGCGTTGGGCTAGCTTGAACGGCTGATAGGCGTTCATTAAGTCAATCTTGGCTTTCGACTTAGCAGCAATTTCTTCCTCTGTGCTTGTATGCACTGAGTCGATCAGGTCCAAGCCCTTCTCGATCACCTTGTCCGACCCGAGAATCTTTCCGATGATGCCGAGCATCATGTACCTCCTATTTCATGATCTGTCATGATGCATATTGCATCGTAGTTTACCTTTGGTTTTGGCGCCTCCATCATGAATAGGGTGTGCGCCTCAAAGCATTGAATCATTGTTGGGAATACACCTTGCGGCGCGACCATGTAGCGGTCAGCCTCAAGAAAGATAATAAACAGAACCCACATACATCACCTCGCTTGTGAGATTGCCCATATAAACAATGCAATGACCGCAGCTGATCCAGCAACGGCAGCAGCAATGATCGCAATGTCGACGTACAGTTTCTTCTTTCGCTGCGCTTCACGCACCTGTGCAATCTTGGCTTGCTTCTCTTGCTCGCGTCGATCTTGGACGAACTTTTCGTATGCGCTCCAGTGTCCAGTCCAGTGCAAAATTTCTTTCACCTCTGCCCACTTCTGATCCAGCTCCACCTTGGCAGCGTAGAGTTCTAGGTCAGATTTTTCTGGGCTGTCGCCGGCTGACTTCTCGACGGCTTGCTTGGCTGACAGCATCTTGCCGATGCCCGCAAAGATTTCAGAGATTTCGCCAGCGTTCTGTGCCGCTGTCTTGACAACTGCGTAACTTGCGTTGAAGGCAGCTATCGCAGTTAAGGGGTCCATCACATCACCTTCATCAACACAGCAACCAGCATCGCAATAATACTGCCTGCCGCACCGATCATGACTGCCTCGATTCTTTTTATTCGTAAGATGGTTTCTCTCCAACGCTCACCGCACACAGCCTCATGCGCTTCGAGTCGCGTCTCAATACTGTCGATTCGCTTGTGTGCTGAGGCCACTGTGCGCTTATCCATCACTCACCCCACGGCATACCAACAGATGATGTCGGGTTCTTGTCTTCTTCGATCTTGGCCTGTAGTGCGGCTTCAATCTCGTCAACCTTCTCCTGACCACCTAGAGCATTAATCACCCATCCCTTGACTGTTTCTTCAGTCAGATCGTCAAAGGCAATAAAGCCATCAGCATTCGGATCGCCAGTGACCGATACAGTTCCATAGGCTCCCTT